AGAGCAGACGGCGGTTCAGTATCGCATTACAATACCTAACCGCGTATTGCAGATTGACGGGGACTTTATCTGCTACTATGCAACTTGTCATGAGGACGAGCCGTGGGAAACTATGAAGCGGTCTGCGTTCTCACAGATAGAGCACTTGCGTAAGCTTGCTGGTGCGGAAGTCGCTAATGTACACCTTACTGCTAAGAACTCCAATAAGGGAGGACGCTACGGGCAAGCAATCCTTAAGGAATATCAAGGTACTAGGCAAGGAAAGCCTAAGCCAAAGATGCTCGAACAGATGCGCCTTGAGTTGGCTGGTCATAAAGGAAATCTGTTTAACGCTTTCTACTGGAGCGACAGAGAAGCAGATGATGGTATGGCTACCATGCAAACTGGGAACTTAAAGAACTCGGTCATCGCAAGTAAAGATAAAGACTTGCGTATGGTAACTGGCTGGCACATGGACTGGGATACTGGAGAACTGCATGATGCAGGAGCTTATGAAAAGCTTATACTAGACCGCTCTAAATCTTCTCCTAAACTGGTCGGCTACGGGCAGGCATTCTTTTATGCTCAGCTTTTAATGGGAGACCAAGCAGACAACATATCAGGGCTGCCTGCGGTTATGCCAGATGTGCATGAGGAAATACTCGGTAAGCCTATTAAGAAGGCTAAGAAGTGTGGGGCTGTGATGGCGCATGACTTATTAAAAACCTGTGTGTCCCGTTATCATGCAATGCAAATGATAGTAAAGCTATACAAAGCCTACGGGGAGCAGGTGGGATTCACTCACTGGAAGACTGGTGAGAAGGTAGATTATACAGACGCTCTGCGTAGCGAGGCGCAACTTCTTTGGATGCGCGAATCTCCTGATGCTAGCGCGTTTACGCCAGTAGACATATATATTTAGGAGTGCTCGTGGGAGAATATGACTTCATTAAATCGCCTACGAAATTGAAAGCAGTGCAGGTTAAAGCTGTTACTGCTGATATTCTTAGGCAACAACACGGGAAGTGCCCGCTCTGTCACGAGGTTATACCAAGTGGCGGGGCGTGCCTCGACCATGACCACACAACAGGGCAGATTCGTGGTGTACTGTGCAGGAATTGCAATGGTATAGAGGGCAGGATATTTAATAGAGCAAACACTGCTAAGCGCAAACTGACAGTGCTAGAGTGGTTAGAAAATCTACTTGCTTACTGGAAGTTAAACAGAGTTCCTCGGTTTAATCTGCTGTACCCAACATTCAAAACAGAAGATGAAAAGCGGGTTGCACGAAACGCTAAAGCTAGGGCAGCGCGAGCTGCAAAGAAGAGGAACGTGTAATGAAGAACTTAAAGCACTATTGGGTAAAGTTCTGGGATAAACATTTCATTGGCAGGCGAATGCTTATCTGTACTGTAATTATTCCAGCAGTTATGCTGTACGACATTGTAGAGCGCATCTACCTGTATTGCCGACGCGACTTTGTGAAAACATACAAAGAAGTATACACTATAATGAAAGACATGGGGATGTAAATGTACACAGTGCAGGAAGAACTCGCTCTTGAGGAGCGTATGGTTATTGCAGGGCAGCAGCGCTTCAACTTACAGAACGAACGCGGAGAAGCCTTAGGTGAAACATCGTATGCTAAGCGGCTTCTTCCTGCACACTTCAAGGAAGTTGCTACTGCATTTGAAGCATTCGTAAATGGTAGCGGAGCAGCAAGGTACGGGAAGTATAGGCGCATGATGAAGAGCTGTTCTGCGGAGCAACTCGCACTGTTCACACTACGAGAAATATTTTCAAACTTCATGAAGCAGCGAAGCGTTCAAGTTACTGCCCTGAATATAGGACAGGCTATTGAGGATGAGCAGCGCTTCTCTAAGTTCCAGCAACAGAACGAGGATAAATACAGGGTAGTTCTTAAGGAACTTGAGAAGACTAGGACGAAGGCTTACTCGCATCGACATGCAGTGTTTACGATTACCGCAAATAATACTGGGCAAGCGTGGGAAGCGTGGTCTATTCACGACCGTGCGTCTATAGGAATGAAGTGCATAGAGCTAGTGTGCGCCAGTACGCAACTAGTTGAGCTTGTTGTAGAGACGCGAAACAGCAAACCAGTTAGCTGTATACGCCCAACCGCAGAATGTTTATCGTGGGTAGAGAAGCACATCGACCAGGCGAGTATGTTGCACCCAATGTTTTGCCCTAGTATCCTACCGCCCTTACCGTGGGACTCAATTAACTCTGGAGGATACTACAGTCCGCGCATGAGAAGTAGGATGCCGCTTGTAAAAGCGCATTCTAAGGAGCACACCAGTATGCTGGATTACTCGGACATGCCAAGAGTATACGCTGCTATAAACGCTATACAGAGTACAGCGTGGGAAATAAACGGCAAGGTACATGACGTAATTAAGGAAGTCTGGCGTAAAAACCTACGCGTTGGAATGCCTCCGAGTGAACCTTATGAAATACCGCCTGCTCCAGTGGAGCGCGAAAAGAAAAAGGCTGACATGAATCCAGAGGAACTGCTAGAGTTCAAGGCGTGGTGCTCCCAAGCAGCAGCAATATACACACTGGAAAGAGAGCGCGTAGCTAAGTGCTATCAGATTGTACAGACACTCCGCCTTGCGGCAGAGTATAGGGAGTACGGGGTGATGTACTTCCCTATGCACGCAGACTTTAGAGGACGGCTGTATTCTGCCTGTACAGACCTTTCCCCGCAAGGCGGCGACTGTAGCAAGGGACTGCTGAGATTCAAAAAGGGAAAGCCTATAGGCGCAGCGGGTGAGAAATGGTTCTTACTACATGGCGCGGGAAAGTACGGCTGGGACAAGCTGTCGTTTGATGACCGCATAGCCGAAGTTCGCAGGCACAATCAGGCGATTATTGACGCCGCCAATGACCCGCTGTCAAATATAGCATTCTGGGGAAATGCGGATAAGCCGTGGCAATTTTTGGCGTGGTGCTTTGAGTATGCTGAATATATGCAGCATGGTACGGCGTTTGTATCTCATCTGCCTATGTCCCTTGACGGAAGCTGTAACGGACTGCAACACTATAGCGCTATGCTGCGCGACCCTATAGGAGGAGCTGCTACTAACCTGAGAGCCGCAAGCAAGCCGCAAGATATATACCAGCAGGTTGCTGATAAAGTTAAAGCTAAACTTGAAGTAACGTCAGACCCATTATCAGCGGCATGGCTTGAATACGGAATTGACCGTAAACTGGCTAAGCCGCCCGTTATGACCTTACCCTATGGCTCGACAAGGCAGACATGCACTTCGTCAATTCTAGCTCACATTATGGCGCATAACAGGACACACTTTGGACAGCATCCATTTAAGGCTGCGTTGTTCTTATCTGGAATCCTTTGGGATAGTATAGGCGAAGTTGTCGTATCTGCGCGTACTGGTATGGCATGGCTGCGTAAAGTAGCGGGCGTAGTTGGAAAACAGAACAAGCCGTGTACATGGACGACTGGACTTAACTTCCCAGTATACCAGAAGGCATGCACAGTAGACGTCATTAGAGTAAAGCAGACAATATACGGAAAGACTCACAGGGTAAACTTCGGAATCCTTAGTGACCAGATAGACGTACAGCACATGCGTAGTGGAATAGCTCCTAACTTCGTACACAGCTTAGATGCTACTCACATGATGCGCACTATTAACGTAGCATTTAACGAGGGTATAGAGGACTTTGCATGTATCCATGACGACTACGGTGTACATGCAGCAGATACAGACAGGTTCTTTAATATAATACGGGAAGAGTTCGTAGGCATGTACACGGATACTAATCCGCTGGAGAAATTTAAGGAGGAACAAGAGAAGAACTTGGAAGTAGTGCTTCCAGATATACCTGCATCAGGAAATCTAGATATAACAGAAGTTCTAAATAGCGAGTATTTCTTTTCTTAGTTGGCACAGTTCTTGCTTTTACGCGCAGGGGGTATATAAGATATAATAAGATATATAAAAGCTCTAATAAGATATACATAGGTACGCTATATTTAATAAGTATAGTATACCTATATTACTTTATATATATATGCTATAACCTAGTATGTATAAACTGTAGTATTAGAAATGCAAGATATACATAGAATGTAAAAAGCCCCCTACTAGAAGAAGCAAAAGTGCCCTTACTAGAAGAAGGCATAAAGGAGATTTTATGGACTACCAGAAATTGAGCGATGCTGAACTCATTCAGCTTGCTCTGGAATCTATAGCAGAGGGGCTTCCTCTGCACAGCACGGTAAAGGATAGGCTTGAAGAACTCGGGGTTCTTTCTTTAATCGAAGGAGAATAGCATGAGCATGGTACTTAACTTACTAGACGATGTAGACGGGCAGCCGAGTGTGCACAAAGCACCTGATGTGTTATCGCAGGATAGTCCAGCCATAAACAAGCGCATGCTAACCAAACTTGTGCGGGCATACCCGCAGGCAAAAGTATATCACAACATGACACTTAGCGAAGTTATGTTTAATGCTGGTCAACAGCATGTTATCGACTTCTTACTTAGAGAATCCCGTACTACTCGTGAAGAACTCCTCGGGTGCAGGATTGATTAGGCTGCTAAGGTCAGATGAGTACCACGAGGTGCTTATGCCTGCTGTAGTAGACATGGCGAATTACCCATGGTACAAGGAGTTCTTTCCTGATTTGCTAAAACCAGAAGCGGCTGCTATACTACACTCGCATGTATCTAGTCTTGCATGGTCACCTAATACATTCCTTATCGGGGACATGCACGAAGACGGTTGTCATGGCTTTATCATGGGCACTGTTGGCGTGCTGTGGTACACCATGCAAAAGCTTGGAGTGCAGGAGTTCATCTATGTGCACCCTGCTTACCGCGCAGCGGTTCTTCCACTGCTTCTAATGAGAGCGTTTGAAGCGGAATGCAAGCAGCGCGGGGCGTCCGTGCTACAGGCAGGGGTATCCTCAGGCAATAATATTGACGCCGTAGTAAGTATGACAGCTCGCTTAGGGTATAGCATGAGTGGGATAGTAATGAGAAAACATATTAAATAGGAGACTACTATGGGAGGCGGTTCTGGCTTTTTAGGATTGGGAGCACCAGAGCTTCCAAAAGCTCCAAAGATTCCTGACCCAGTAATTCCCGCTGTTCCTGCGCCAATGACAAAGCAGGATACAGGGGCTATTGTAAAGACTGGCGGGGACTCGGCAGAGGACATTCGTAATCGCAGACCTGGGCGGCTTGGTGGCGGTAGAAGCATTGGCGCGTCTACATTAGGCACGCTAGGGCGCATAGGTAGCTTGGGCTTATGAAGTATAAAACAATTCGTGACGAGTGGACTGCACTTGATAATAAACGCAGCGCGATACTGAATCGTTGCGAAGACTACGCAAGGTGGACTTTGCCGTACCTGTTCCCACAACGTGGTACTACAGAGCAGGAAGAGCTGTCTGTAGCAGCAGGAAGCATCGGTGCGCGTTCTGTAAATCATTTAGCTAATAAGCTCGTGAGCACCTTGTTTGTTCCTTACCGCCCATTCTTTCGCCTAACTATAGACGAGAATATGCGGGCTAAAGTAAAAGCTGCCCTACAGATGACCGATGCACAGATTGACCTTGCATTGGCTAGAACAGAGAATGCAGCAAAAGACGCCATATCAGTGGCTGCACACCGCACGCAGGCAGTATTAGCGGCTAAAAACATAATCGTTACAGGAAACTCCTTATTGTACTATCCTCAAGACTCGGCAGTAGAGGTATACAATTTGCGAGACTACGTTATCAAGAGGAACTTGAATGGCAGACTGCTTACGATTATAACACGAGACACAAAAATATTCTCGTCTCTTCCAGAAGGTATTCGTAGTACGCTTGCTGAAAACAAACGTCGCAAGTATGATGACGATGCTGCATGTAGTCTTTACACAAAGATTGCCTACTCCGAAGAAAAGAAGAAGTTCATAGTTACCCAAGCAGTTGATGACGTTGAACTAGATACCTACGGAGAGTACCCTGTTGACAAGCTGCCGTGGATAGTCCTTACATGGAACTTGCTGCGTGGAGAGGACTATGGGCGAGGTCTTGTAGAAGACTACGCATACGCGTTTCATTCACATCAGGTGCTCACTGCGGGGCAGACGCGACTGTACGCAGTGCTGTGTGATGTAAAGTGGCTAGTTGAACCAAGCTCTGGTCTAGACCCAGAAGAGCTTAATAACGCGCCGTCTGGCTCATACTTCCCAGGAAAGCCCGATTCAATATCCATGCCGCGCTATAATATTGAACCGAACATTGTGGGTATTAACGAAAAGATTGCTACGCTTGAGCGTGAAATAGCACAAGCATTCCTGCTTACTTCTGCGGTTACTCGCGATGCAGAACGTGTTACTGCTGAAGAAATTCGTATGCAGACAATGGAATTAGAGACTTCTCATGGGGGTATATACTCTCGCCTTGCGGCAGAGTGGCAAGCACCGTTGGTAGGCATAGCGCTCGACCGCATCGGGTTTGAGCTTGGAGATTCGTTTATCCCCCACATTATCACTGGTATGGAAGCGATGTCAAGAGCAGGTGACCTTGAGAACATTCACATGTTCATTCAAGACCTCGCAAGTACAGCAGCTATTCCAGAAACATTCCAGATGTACATGAAGCCTGACGAGTTCCTGGCTACCCTCGGCGCGCTGCGTAATGTGCAGTACGAGAACTTCTTAAAGACTTCTGAAGAAGTGCAGCAGGAAATTCAAGCACGCCAAGAGCAAGAGCAGGCAATGATGGAAAGTCAAGTGCAGATGCAGGCTAATGCTGCAACGCAGCAAGAGATTGCTAAGAACTTATAAGGAGATAATATGGACGTATCACAGGGAACGCCTGGCGTTGTGCAAGGTCAAGAGGTAGTGCAGCCTCCCGTAGTGCCTACACCTATTCAAGAACCTACAACACCTACTACGCAAGAAGTTCCGCCAATAGTTGTAAACGAACCTCCTGTCACGCCAGCAGAACCTACTAATGAGGATACCTCAAACAAAGATGCTGATGTACAAGAACAGGTGTATGAGTATCCGACTATGGATAATCCAGATGCCCAGAGCATTGTGGATGTATTCAAAGAAAAGGCGGTCAGCCTAGATACTATGAACAGTATCTTTGAAAAGGTTATGCAAACTGGAGATGTAACGGACATCGACAAAGTAGCCCTGGACAAGGCTGTAGGAACTACGGCGGCTAACCTTATTATGATTGCTGCAACTCGTGCAGCTAGTGACGCAGAGCAAAAGCGCAACGCAGCAAAGACCGAGGTGTTCACGGCTGTCGGCGGCGAACAAGCCTGGGCTGCAATTACAGGGTGGGCTAAATCTAAAGAGGCTTCTGACTCTGCATTCTCAGAAGTTCTGAACACTTACCGCTCCATGATTGATGCTGGTGGCGAGCAACGCCGCCTTGCAGTTCGCGCATTGAAGGAGGCATACATGCAAGACCCGTCCACTACTATTACGCCTAATTTATTGTCTGGTGATAGCGAGGCAGTCGTATCTGGCAGCCCGATTACTTCCAAAGCAGACTATGTAACCGAGCTTCGCGCAGCCTTTAAGGAGCGCAACGAGGCTAAGATTGCAGACATTCAGCGGCGTTGGAAGATTGCTAACCCTAACTAATCCAATTTTAACATAGGAGACTATCATGCCTTTATTTAATAATACCTCTGCTCATTTGACTTCGTTCGACCATGCAGACATGATTGCGCAGTATGGCGGGGCTGTAGAAGTTCAGTTTGCTAAAGACAGCTTTATGCGAGAGTTCGCCGACGTTCGTCCCGTACGCGGTACTGATACGCTTGTAGACCGCCGCATGGGGCGCACCACAGTTAAGGCGGTAGTTGAAGGCGTGCGCCCTGAAGCTACGCCCACAAAGTTTGGCAAAGTACAAGTTACGGTGGACACCATTGTGCTCGCTCGTGACAACCGTTCTGAGCTCAATGAATTGCAGACGGACTTTGAAGCGCGTATGCGGCTTGGTGAAGACCACGGTAAGGAACTTGGCAAGCTGTTTGACCAGACATTCCTTATTCAGGCGATTAAGGGTTCTCAACAGTCAGCCCCTACTGGGCTTAACGGTGCATTCGGCGCTGGTAAGAACCAGACTCTCGCAGCATCGGGCGACGAAACTGACCCTGACAAGTTCTTGAAGGCTATCCGTAAAGTGCTCGTTGCTATGCAGGAAGAAGAAATTCCTACTGAAGAAATGGCACTCATCGTGCGTCCTACGCAGTTTGATGTGCTGCTTGATAACGACAAGTTAGTCAAGACCGACTTCTCTGCTGGCAACGGCGACTTTGCAAAGCGCACTTTATTCTACTGTGCTGGCGTTCGCATCATCCCGTCTGCCCGTATTCCTATTGCTGCTACTGCCTCTGGTACGCATAACCTGCTATCAAACGCTAATAACACCTACGCATACGACATCACTGCAAAGGATGCAAAAGCGAAGGCTGTTATTATTCATCCGCGTTCGTTGCTTGCTGGTGAGACTATTCCGCTGACCAGTAAAATGTACTATAGTGACATTGAGCTTCAGTGGTTCATTGACAGCTACATGGCATACGGCGTTACTGTGAACCGCCCCGACTTGTGCGGTGCAGTGTTCTCTGCGTAATGAACTCTGGGTTGCTGTCCACTGGGCGGCAACCCTTTTTTATAGGAGGTTGCAATGACACGACTAGAGGTCATCAATGCGATGCTGTCCAGTGTTGGGCAGCTTCCAGTGTCAACGCTAGACAGTACACATCCCTTTGTTACTACAACGCGTGCAGTGCTAGACAGCGTAGACAAACATGTTCAGGCAGTTGGGTGGTGGTTTAATAAAGACTTTAATATATCATTATCGCCCGATGCTAGTGGAAATATTGTACTTCCCACTACTGTACTAACAGTAGACCCAGTACAGCCAAATATTCCGTATCTTCAGCGAGGCGGTAAATTATATGACCCATATCGCTCTTCCTCCACCTTTACAGAAGCAGTAGTAGTTAATCTGATAAGCCTCCTCGACTTCGAGGAGATTCCAGAGCCAGCAGCTATGTACATCAAACGCCGAGCCGTGCTTGAATACTTCTTAGACTTTGACGGAGAAAAGATTAAAATGGAATACTTAGGCTCTCTCATGGAGGAATCTAAGTCAGCCTTGTACGCAGAGCAGATGCGTATCAAGAGAGCAAACGTTTCGTCTAATCCTCAATACCGCTTGCTGGTTGGTAGGTTTGCTACGCCAAGCGACGGGCGCATTGGAACAGGGAGAGGTTGGTATGGGAAGTAAGGTTGACGGAGCATACGAGTCTTTAATACAAGGTATAAGCCAGCAAGCACCTATTGACCGCGTATCTGGACAGAGCGAACTGCTTGAGAATTTCTCGTGCGACCCCGAAAAAGGGCTGGTTCGTAGACCGCCCACAGAGTTCATTTCATACCTCATGCAAGCAGGTGATACAAATACTGCATGGTACAATGTCATCCTAAATGATGAGGAAGTTCTTATAGCAATCACTGGTACCACAGTAAAGGCAGCAACGATTGCAGAGCTATACGCAGGTGGAACCATGCAAGCAGTAACCATGCGAGATTCATCTGGGGCGTATGTTGCTGTGCCTGGGCGCATAGAAGTACTTTCTGTAAACGACAAGGTATACATAACAAATGCCAGCGTAAAGACTGCCATGCTATCAGACAAGCGGCAGTATGTAACTAAGGCTGGCTTAGTGTTTCTACTTGGTGGGCAGTATGGTAGAAAATATGTTGTCACTGTTAAGGGTACATTTGGGACTGTATCAGTGGAACACTCAACTCCAGACGGTTCTAATTCCTCGCACATAAATGACATATCAACTACTGAAATCGCTTCGCAGCTCACTACTAAAATGAATGCTGCTGGCACAGACGCGGTGTTCTCTACATACTTCACGGCTATTCGTGAAAGCGACGTCATATACCTGAAACCTAAAGGAGACTACGGCACACTCTCAATAACTGTTGAAGACGGGGACGGAGGCGCGAACATATTTGCAGTGGCAGACACGGCGGGTGATATTGGTAAGCTCCCTAGATACGCTCCTAACGGATACCTTGTTAAAATCATAGGTGCGGCTGGTGAGGCTGCTGACGACTGGTTCCTAGAATTTGTAACTAATGACGGCAGCACTGGTGACTCTAGCTTTGGCAAGACTGGCTACTGGCTAGAGACCGTTTCTCCAGATGTACCATACAAATACGACTTGACTAAAATGCCTCACGCCCTTGTTAAAGAGGACTCGTCGTATATACTGAAGCAAGTGGAATGGGAAGAGAGAAAAGCAGGCGACGATGAGACAAACCCGCAGCCCTCGTTTGTTGGGAATACCATAAACGATATTGCAATGTTTCAGGGGAGGCTTGTGTTCCTATCTGGCAGCAACGTAGTAATGTCCCGCACTAATAAGTATGAGGACTTCTGGGTTAATAGTGCCACAACGCTTGTTGACTCTGACCCTATCGACATATCTTCAGCGTCTGCACGAAGCACCCCAGTATTTGAATATGCTATCCCACATAGTCGTGACTTAGTTATATTCAGCTCGTCGGCGCAGTTTATAGTGTTCGGCAGGAATGCTATAACACCTACTAATACGTCCTTGGTATTAACCACTACTTATGAAACAGAAACGTCTGCATCGCCAGTGGCAAGCGGAAAGAACGTATTCTATCCTATTAACTATGGAAAATTCACAGGCGTAAAAGAGTTCTATACGGAAGGTGATGTAGACATAAACGCGTCACGTCCAATCACCTCGCACTGTACACAGTATCTTGATGGAAAGGTATCCTCAATGGCTACCAGTACAACATTTGACTTATTACTTGTGCAGACGGTTGCGTCTAAGCGCAAGCTGTACGCCTATGAGTATATCTGGATAAATGATGAGAAGGCGCAGTCTGCGTGGTCTAGTTGGATTATGCCGTGGGATGTAGAGCATGTCTTCTTTATGGAAAATAACGTCATGCTTGTATACAAACAGGACGGCAAGTACAGCTTAGGGCAGATGTCTCTTGCGCGAGTAGAGGATGCTGGCGGGTATCAAGTACATCTGGATAGTAAAGAATACATTAAGAACGTGTTCACAGCATTTACAGCGCCCTATGCAACCCAAGATATTAAGGTAGTTCAGGATGAGGGCTGTCCTAATCCAGGTCTTGAAGCGAAAGTATTATCAAATAAAGACGGGACTATAACCCTCGCGGCAGACATGAATGGAGGTACGGTTATAGTAGGGATACCGTACGCATCGCGTTTTGTACCCACGCGACCAGTAGTACGCGATAGAAATAATATCCCAGTTGGCACTGGCAGGTTGCAAGTATTTACTTTCAGGATGACCTGCACCGATACTGGCAGCTTTGATGCTGTAGTTGTAAGTAAGTGGTATCCAGAAGCCGTTACGCATTTCTCTGGTAGATTCCTTAATAGCCTGGCGAATCGCGTTGGTGAGCCTGCCGTAGAGAGTGGTAAATATAATCTGCCCTTCATGAACGATGTTGAATACGCAGACCTTGAAATACGCAGTAATTATATTACGCCGTTGCGTATAAATAGGCTGGAGTGGGTAGGTAACTATATTAAGAAAGGCACTCGCTTATAGGAGGAACTATGTGGGAAGCAGTAATCGGTGCAGGGATGTCTGTTGTCGGCAGTTTGTTTGGAGCTGCATCTAGCAGACAGCAAGCAGCGGCAGCAAGACAGCAGGCGGAATACAATAGGAAGTTACAGGAGTACCACAACAAGATGACTATGCTGTCTGCTGCACAGCAACAGAATACAATAACGCAGAACACAGTCAAAGCTATGCAGGCAAGCGCGTTGCAGGCTGGAGACATTCAGAAGCAAATTCAGGCTGCCACTGGTTCTGTAGAAGTAGCTGCTGCCGCGGCAGGGGCTACTGGTAAAACTGCGCAGCTAATGCAGACTAGAGTGGATGCCGCTGGAGCTAGTAAAGAATACGCCCGCCAGCAGGCTCTGGAGAATGTGTTTGACTCTGCTGACCAACAGCGTAAGAACGTAGCATTACAAGCTACAATGCAGCAAGACCTGTCGTGGAACCGCGCACCAGCTGAAACAAGTAGTCCGTTTCTTGACTTACTTGGAGCAGGCGCATCGGGTCTTGCAACATATACTGCTATGGGTGGGAAGTTTGGCAGCTCTGGCGCTAAAGGGGGTAGTGCATTTAGTTTCCTAGGTAACCTTTTCGGGGGAAGCTCTTCTAAATCTTCTTCTGTATCAACAGACTTGTTAGGGAGATAACATGGCTAGAATTGAAGACATACAAGCCCGTGCAGATGTAAATATCCAAGGGCTTGACCAAGTAACACGAGATACTGGTCAACAATCCGTGGGCTTGGTGATGTACCCTCGCGGCGGTAGGGTATCCTCGGAATACGGTGTTGGGCAATACGAAGCGAATATAGCAAACACAATCGGACAGCTTGTTAAATTCGGTACTCCGTTGGTGCGCGAACAGGCAGAGAAGCAGGACAAAGAAAACTTCGTGCGCGGGCAGATGATGGCTGCACAAGGAAAGACAAAAGAAGAGCTTATGCAGGCTGGAGAAGACACTACTACCATGCAGGGCTACCGTACTATGCAGGCAGCAACCGCTGTGCAGGCATGGCAAGAACAGAACCTGCTAGAAATTGAGCGCGAGAAAAAGAAGATGTCTCCGAACGATTACAGGGAGGAGTTGTCAAAGTCTTTCTCTTCAATGCTTACTGATGACGAGGATTACAACCTTATCATGACTGCCGCCGCTGCTAAGTACATGCCTGCACTTACGGCGCAACAGATGAAAGCAAACAGCGCGTACACATACGGGGAAACTATAAACTCGTATACCAATCTGCTTGTGCAGACTGCTATTAGCGAGGGTGATATTGCAAGCGTCATAAAGTCTCCTACTGGGCTATCTAAGGACGACCAACAGAAAGCCATAGTCGAGGCAGCAGCCCGTGCAGCAGAACGAGGTAACACCCGTCTGCTATCCGAGCTTGGAGTCCCCCTCACCCCACAGGGGACTGCTGGACAGCTTGGGCATGTTTCAGCACAGAAGGAGTCTGGTGGTAACGCTGCTACAATAGGATATTCAAAGACGGACGGCAGGGCATTCGGTACATACCAGATTGCTGAAAAGCCAGGTACGTTCGACTCGTTCTTACAATTTATAAAGGACAAGAACCCAACACTTGCAGCGCAGCTTGCTAATCCAGAGACTCGTGAAACTGAATGGAGAAAGGCGGCGGCTGCTGGCAGTGTGCAGCAGTTAGAGTATGATTTCCATGTTCAGACGCACTACAGTCCAGCAGTGTCCCAGCTTAACCCTGAGTTACGCCAGCGCGTTGAAGCGTCTCCAGCTTTGCAAGAGGCTATGTTTAGTACCTCTGTGCAGCACGGCGCTGCTGACAATGCTGCTGGGGCAGGGCAGATAGCTAACAAGGTGTGGGAGCCTGGCATGACTGATGCAGACTTCTTAACAGCACTGTATGAGGAACGCAAGACTCGCTTTCCGTCAAGCACACCAGAGGTGCGCGCTAGTGTACAGCGTAGGCTAGACGAGGAGCGCAAGGAGCTGGTAGCCTCTGCTGGCGGTCAATTAACTGCTGCACAGTTTTCAACCCTTAATAGTAAAGCGAAGGAGCTGTATAATACTCAGCGACAGGCGTTTACATTTGATGCTAAACTATCTGCGCAGGAGCTGCTTCTTAAAGTGCAGAGCGGTGAGGTTACACCAGAGGCAGCGCAGCAGATGTTCGATGACTTGAAGTCCCAGTGGTCTTCAGACTCTCGATATAAGTTTGGTGGGTATGACATATCTTCTGCGTTAGACTTAGACTTTAGACAAGGCTTACTACCAGCGCAGGCTAAGGCTGCTAAAGTAGAAGCACAGAACCAGAAGATTTCAGAGGCAGTTCGCACTGGAAACCTATCCTCACTTGAAGCTAAAGAGATTCCCATTGCATGGGGAGTAATAAACCAGCAAATCGTAACCAAAGCAGGCGAACAAATACGAGCAGGCATGACTGCCGACGAAGCAACAGCATGGGCGGACGGGCAATGGGAACTGCAAGCTAAGCGATACGGTAAAGAAATAGATAAGAAGACCGCCTCGGAATGGACGAACGTCATGCTTGGAAATATTACAGATACGAAAGGTATCATTATTCCAGAGGCAAAGGAGGCACTACAGCGTTGGACATCCTTGTCTAACATGAGTCCTGGGCTAGCTGCTATGTACATAACAGACACAAAAGCAGCAGACATTATGTACACTGCGACAGAGTTATACCGTACTACTCCAGATGCACAGTATGCCCTTACTACAGCAAAGCAGCTTATTGAGGAAGGAAAGAACATCAAGGACGTAGTTAAAGCTGTTAGCTCTCCAGAGATGAAAGCTACCCTTAATAAAGCTGTAGATAAATATGTGAATGATATCGACCCAGGAATATTTAGTGATATGTTCGGAAGCATGGCATCTAGCAGTCGCGCAGTATGGGACGAGGAAATTCAGAGCGCAATAAAAAGCCCAGTATTCAATAAGCGGTTTGAAATGCAAGCTGGCTTAATAAAGATGTTAAGTCCTAGCATGCCAGACGAGGCTGTAGCTAAACGCGCCATTGCCGATATAACTGCGCGTTCAGAGTTCGTCCTGGGCAGCATGGTAGTACAGAATACCCCAGGAAGTATACAGAGCGATATGGGACTACAGGCGTACCAGACACCGCTTACCGTAAACGAAGCCCTGTTGCAATACTTGGAGACGTACGGAGGAACAGGCGCGCTGTTTGGAAAACAGTGGGATACTGGCAGCATATTTAACAAGAGCTACTATCGTGGCGTGCCGCAGGTAAACGTGCGGTATAGCTCACAAGAGAAGCTGTTTTATGTGCAGACACTAGTTGATAGGGATACTGGAGAGATGTCTCTTCCGTTACCCATTCCAGCGAAAGAGGTTGGGGACTTCTATAAGAGCAGGAAAGCTACCGAGCTGGAATTAGAAGCCGCTGAAACATTCAGACCATAATACGGAGGACGTATGGACGCTCGCGACTTTACTAATAAATACAACACAGAACTAGCTCCTGAAGAGGAGAAACAATTCTTAGACTGGGCTAAAAATGAAGGTCGCGAGCTTGACGTAATAGACTACGACTTGCGCGGGGCATGGAAAGAAATTACTTCTGGTACGATGACGGAATCCGCTAATAAGCATCTCGGAGACACATATAAGAAACCTAATCATCCAACATTTAGCAACCAAAGCAAATATAATGGCATTGATGGGTATGTTGGTGGTGAGTGGAAAGAGTCACCTGCGGGAGTTGAGTTCGTTCCTGGTTCTAGTAATATGCTAAGTAAAGAAGAGCTTGCTAGATACTTCAAGGAGCGCGAGCCTGACGTAAAGTTAAGTGACCCACGCAACACCCCGTCA